ACAGCCCCAGCCGCAGGGGGAAGCCCGCAAGAGGGCAGCGGTGGCGAAGCGGGAGACGCCTGAATCCACCGCAGCGAAGGCTCGCCCAAACAAAAAAACTCCCGGCGAGTGACTTGGCCGGATGCCCCACGACACGGGGCCAATACACGGTTGACAGACATCACAGAGTGGCAAGGCAGTCACACCCCATCACGCAAGGAGGCATCTATGCCGCAGGTTTTTGAAGACATCCAGATCGACGCCGAGTTTGCCGCACTGATCCCACCGCTGTCGGCCGAAGAGCGGCAGCAACTCGAAGAGAACATCGTCGAGCACGGCGGCGCTCGCGACCCGCTGGTGGTGTGGGCCAGCAAGGGAACGCTCACGCTGCTCGACGGCCACAACCGCTACGAGATCTGCACGCGGCTGGAACTGCCGTTCGAGATTGAGGAGATGCGGTTCAGTGACCGCAGCCACGCCGAAGAGTGGATAATTCGCAACCAGTTCGGCAGGCGAAATCTGTCGGCTTACGTTCGCACTCAGTTGGCGTTGCGGCTGGAAGAGACGATCTCGGCCAGGGCTAAGGCGAAGCGTGTCGAGGACGGCAAGGCGACGGGGCGCGGAAAGGTTCCGCAGAAATCTTCGGAACCTTTGGAGACTCGGCAGGAAATCGCCAAGGTTGCCAACGTTTCGCACGACACTGTGGCCAAGGTCAAGAAAATCGACGCCGCCGAGAAGGCTGGAAAGGTTGACGCAGAGACGGTCGCCAAGCTGCGAACCGGCGAGGTGTCGATCAACCGTGTAGTTCGTGACCTGAAGGAACAGGAAACGGCTGCGAAGCGGCAGGAACAGAAAGCCGCAGCGGTTGCAAAGCGGCAGTCGGTTGACGGCCTGTACCTCGGCGACTTCCGCAAGATCGGCGACAAGATACCGGACGCTTCGGTTGATCTGATCTTCACCGATCCGCCTTACGACCGGAAGGCAATCGAGCTCTACGACGGCCTTGGCGAGTTCGCGGCGCGAGTGCTTCGCCCAGGTGGAAGCCTCATTGCTTACATCGGCCAAATTCAACTGCCGGATGCTGTTGCCGATCTTTCAAAGCACCTCCGCTACTGGTGGACCTGCTCCTGCTACCACAGCGGGCCTTCGCTCCTTCGCATGAATGAGTACGGCATCGTGAACGGTTGGAAGCCGATGCTCTGGTTCGTTAAGGAAACACGCGGCGACAAAACCACATTCATTAACGACGTGGCTACCGGCACGCGCGAGAAGTCGCACCACGAATGGCAGCAGTCCGAAGCCGAGGCTCGGTACTTCATCGAATTGCTAACAGAGCCGGACGGGTTCGTTGTTGATCCGTTCTGCGGAGGCGGCACCACTCCCGCAGCCTGCGTCGGGCTCGGCAGAAAGTGGGCTGCATTTGAGATCGACGAAGCAAACATGGCCCGTGCGTCCCAGAGAATTAACGAGGTAAGCAAATGACTAGAGATCGTTTATTCGGCAGCGACATACCGCTGATGGCATGGTGCAGAGAGAAGGGAAAGACGGGCGAACTGCCAGCGTACTCAGAAGAGTGCGGCCTTGTGCAGACGGACGTTGATGCCTTCTGGCACAGATACAAAACCTGTGTCGATAGCCTTGGGACTCGTGACCTGCAAGTGTTTATGGAGATCGAGTGGAAGACGAGAGGCGGAAGCCTGACTGACAGCCAGGCGGACACCTACCGCAAAAAGCACGCCATGATTCAGCCCCAACTGAAATGGCACGGCCAGCAGCTAATCAACTTTGGCGTGTCTGTTGTTCGCATTAGCGGCACAACGCCAGATGATTCCGAGTGGATCAAGTGGGGGCGTTTCATTCGCGGCAAGGCCAGCGGAATGAAGGAGGAAGCAATCAGTGTAGATCAACTGCTGAAGTTGATGAGATTCGACATGCACCCCGACACGTTCAACGAACGGCCTTTCCGGCGGCACCACAAGACAAGGAAGTTTCAGGTTGTCGAAACATCGGCGCTCGGATTTGACGTTGAGCGTGAGTTAGTCAACCGAAGCTAGGAGGCTTCCGATGGCCGGTGAATGGATCGCCTACGACTTGGCCCTGCCACAGAAGCCCGAGGTGCAGGAGCTCATCGACACGACCGGCCTGCCCGTGCAGGAGGTGGTGTTCAACCTGCTCAACCTATGGGGCTGGGCCTCTATGCACTGTGCTGACGGCACGGCACGCATGACGATCCCCCGCCTGGTGCGAACCTGCGGGGCTACCGAGCAATTCTGGAACGCAGTGGCCAGCGTGGGCTGGCTGGAGATCGACGAGACGGCCGCTACCGTTGCTGTCCCCGGATGGGATCGCCGGTTTAGCCAGGCGGCCAAGTCGAGAGCCCAGCAAGCCGACCGCAGCCGGGATCACGAAGAGCGGAATCCCGGCCGCAAACGCAGGCAAGGTGGTTCCGACGCCACAGCGTCGGACGATCCGACGCCCGGGCGTCGCAGAGGAGATGAGAGATTAGAAGAATCTCTTCATCTTCCTCCGCACGAGGCTTGGGAGAAACTCCGAGCGGCATGGAACGCTGGCAAGGGTCGCAGGTGGACCCCGCCAACGCCGCCGGATGGATGGGAAGACCGGCTGGCCGAACCCGGCTGGCTTGAGGTGGCGATGGAGGCCATCGGGCGTATCGGCGAGTGCCGGTACTTCAAGACCCCGATGACGCTTATCCAGTTCGTGAAGCCCGGTTGGGCTCACAAGGTGCTGGGCGGGTCGTTCGACAACCCGAAGGGCGAGCCGCAGCGTGGCCGCGACTTCGGCGACGGCTCGCCGCCCCCGAAGGCATTTACAGGTGACGACGCCCTGGCGTTCGAGCGTACGCGTCGTGCGCTTGCCGCGAAGGTGACAACAGCAGCGAAAGGAATCGCATGACCGCAACAGCCCGACCGCCCCTGACCGCCCGCCAGCGTGAGCTTCTCAACTGGATTCGTGAGAACTCGCGTCTCGCAGCCCCGACCGTGCGAGAGATCGCAGCGGCCCACGGCATCGCCTCGCCCAACGGCGTGCAGTGCCACCTAAACGCCCTCGAAAAGAAGGGATACCTGCGCCGCAACCCGAACAAGGCCCGCAGCGTGGAGGTGGTCGATGAGTGAGAACCCGCACCCGGCCCCGGCTCCGCTGATCGTGGCGGACTTGTGCGCCCAGGCCGCATGGCTGGACGCGATCGACGACGACTCCCGGCTGCGGCTGGAGTGGGCGGCCGACACGATCCGCGAACTGCACGCGCGGCTCGTGAAGAACGCCACCACGCTTGAGAAGACCGAAGCCGAAGCCCACCAAATGGCGGTCTACATCAAGTCGATGATGGCCCAGAAGGGCGGTGCCGCATGACGCTCTCGCAACTCACGCTCGTTTCGGCGGGCATTGTCGTCCAGGCCCTGACGTTCGCTCTGGGTCTTGTGGTTGGTTGTTCTCTCACTCGAAAGGATTCAAAAGATGACCGCGACTATCGCAAGGAAGCGCAAGAGTTCTGGCATAGCCATGCCAATCGACTCGCTGAGAAAGGCCCTGGCTGCGGTGCGGGCCGCTGTTCCAAGCCGAAGCCCGAAGCCGATCCTGTTGAACGTTTTGCTGGCAAACGGCGGGATCACGGCGAGTGATCTCGAGCTCCAGGTGTCGGCCGAGGTGCCGTACACCGACGCCCCGCTGCTGCTCCCGTTCGCCCGATTGCAGGCGATCCTCGGGGCCGCATCGGGCGACGAGGTGACGCTGGCCCCCAGCGGCAACTCTTGCACCGTGAGCGTGGGCGGTGGCACTTGGACGCTGCCGACCGAGGATGCGGCGGAATTCCCACAGTGGGAAACTCCCACCGTGAAGCCCATCTGCCGGATCCCGTCCGACCAGTTCGTGCGGGCCGTGCGGGCGGTAGCCTACGCGACGGACACCGATTCGAGCCGGTTCGCCCTCGGGGCGGTGCTCGTCGAGGTGAAGGATGGCACGGTGACGCTGGTGGGCACGGACGGGCGGCGGCTCTCGTCCTACGGCATCGAGGTGGACCAGGCGGTGGACGACTCCACGACGCTGATCCCGGCGCGGGCGATCCTGACCATCAGCAGCATCGCCTCGCACAGCGAGGGGGCGGTGCAGTTGGAGGCCACCGACCGCGAGGT